AACCCTAGAGGCAGGGTGACTAGGAATACCATCATCGCAGTGCTTCTTTCCCTGCTGGGGTGATGGTGCAGACCTGCATGGCTGAGCCTGCGCTAGAGAGCCTTGTAACGCCCGTAGGGACGATAAAACCCTTAGCCCGTAGTTCGCTGCACCGTTTCCAATAGCAACACTTAGGACGGCTTAGAAGCCCTGAGAACAGTCCAGCCTCCTCATCGGTCAGGCCGTCCCGGTGGGCGTACTCTGCAAGAAGCTGCATCGCTTGAGTTTGTCTCCGTGGTTTCACATCGCCAGCGCCTAAGGCTGAGGTGATGGGGTCTGTACTGCGAAACAATGGCATGTCTTCCCACATCATTAGTACCCCAAGTCTCTGAAAGTGTCCATGATGTTCGCAATAAGCATTGGATCATCACCGAGTTGTTCGGCAATTTCGTGGGCGTTTAAGCCCCACCAGTATCCCTCGAGGACTGTGGCATGGAAGGTGTCCATCTCTGGCATCTTGTCTCCTTTGTTCAGGGGCTCTTGGTAGCCCGTGTAAACATTCTGCCTGATGTGTAAACACAAGTCAAGCATTACGAAAGCGGAGGGCTGGAGTGGGGGAGAAACAACACACCCAACCCTCCTAGCCCCTAGCAGAGACCAAGCCGCTAGGGAGTTTTTACAGGCTTAGGTAGGGCGCGCCATGCAGCCTCAAAAGCCTCAGGGGATTCCCAATCGTTGGACACCTCGACATGGAGCCATGCACCGCCGGGTGTGCCTGCGTTGTCTGTCGCTGTAAACACCTTGACACCTTTGACACCTTCGCCACGGGAACAGCGGTATCCACGTCCCCAAGCGGTTTTGTCTTTCGAATCCTGCTTAGGGTTGAGATACGAGTAATCATGTGCTTCGCAGATTCGCAGCTCTTCGCTGTGCTCGATGAGCCAGTCCCATGCTTCTCGAGCAGCTGCACGTCCTGCACGGGTGGCTGGGTAGCCCATGTCAACGGCGAAGCCTGTCGCATGCACGGAGAGGTTCTTGGAGCCTCGCATGGGGCGGTTTGCGTACATGCCTAGGTTGGTGAAAGCCCAACGGCGTTTGCAGAGGTCGTAGAACTTCTTGGTGACGGGGTCTGTGGCTTCACCGTTCCACGCAGGGAAATAGGGGTACTTTCTCATGGCACTGGCGGTGTGGTCGGTGGGTCTTTGGGCTTGTCCTTTAGGCCGTTGCCTGCGAGTAAACCGATGAGTCCACCGGCGAGGGTCATCAGCATCGGGGAAAGCACTGCCCACGCCTCAGCGTCGTTGGGTGCCTGCTCGAGAGGCTGAGTGACAAACAGCAGGCCGTAGATCAGCGAGACGATGGCTGCCACGAATGAGAATGAAAGTGCGACTCCTACGATGAGGATGAGTCGGGCTTTTATTTCTTCGTTGGTTAAACGGTTTTCGGGTTTCATGGGCATCGTCTTTCTAGTAGGCCGTTGGCTTTGGTGGTTTCGCAGTTTTCGCGGATGCGGTCAGCGCAACTACTCAGGGTTGTCAAGAGAAACAGCGTGAGCACTAAGCGCCTCATAGTTTTCTAACTCCTCAGGTGTCATCTCACGGATTTCATCGTCAATTTGAATGAGTGGTTGTTTCTTTTCTTCGGTCATGTCCTAGTTCCTGTATCCGTAAACCTTTACGATGCCACCTGTGTTGGTGAAGCCCGGAAAGATAATTGTAAAACCTGTGAGTTGAGCCGTGCTGAAATAAAGACCACCACCAGTACCAAAGAAATTGTTAGCCGTAAAGCTGCCTGAGTACTTTGTAATTTCTGCAAGGTTTGGCGCGTAAACATCAATTGAAAAGGTGCATTGATTAGCTTGACCGCTGAGACCAAAGTAAGCAAAAGTTTGATTAAAACTAGGCAAGGTTCCTGAACCGACACCGCTAAAAGCGTCATAACGCATTGACGCATAATGACCAGTAGCGCTTGCAAATTGTAATTGCAATGCGTTGTCGTTTACAGACTGAACGCCGCCTTCAAAGGTAATTCTGTAATTTCGGAAATCTGAGTTGAAGCAGCTCGTGATGGCAACCGAGCCCACACCAGAACCCACGGTCTGCGACTTGACCAACCAAAGGCCAATCGCATTGAGATCACTTGCAGGGAGGGCATCCCCATTGTTGAAGGTTGGATAGGTCATAGCGTCATCCTAAAAGGTCAGTGCCACCGATAAGTGACTGGTTGATAATGAAAACAGCAGCCCAACGCGCCGAACCCTCAAAGGTCGTGCGCCATTGGCCCGGCACAACGCTGTGAGAAATACGACTCAACAGCATCGGAGTAGTTATTGCGTTTCCTGTTGGGGGCTGAACGACGAGTGTGATGCGGTCATTTAACTCACGCGCCAAAGTTGTGTTCCAATCAGCCGAAGCACTAGGCGACAACACAACCTCAAACGGATCAGCCTTCGGGTAAACCTGACCGCCCCAACCCGTAACAATGTTGCCAATGTCCACAGCGTCAGCGAGCGTGGAAACCTGCGTAGAAAGCGACTGTTCAGCGACACCCATAGCGGTCTGCGAAGTTGCGTTGTCTTTGATGTAAACACCGCCACCTGACATGGTGATAGACGCTTGGTTCCGCATTGAGTCGCCGTCATACTGCAAAGCCACCTCAGGCCCAATAGCGATACCGCCAGCACCGTAGGTTGCCTGCGAAACAATTGATCGTGTTTGTGAACGAATTTGGTTTTGGTTGTACAACGTCACAATTCCGTTGCGGTCAACAAATAGCGGTGCATACTCCGAGTCTGCAACAACCTGCAGTTCGCCTGCCACCCGTGGAGCGTCGTCAGTAATGTCAAGAACAGCGGAGGATGGAGCCGACGGAGGACTTGTTAAAGCCGGGTTAAACGGTGTTTGACCAATGAGGCGTGTGAACCTTGCAGCTGTTGTTTCGGCTAGTTGCACAGTTGAACGCTTGTAGATTTCTTGCCAGATTGGTGTGCCGACCACTCCGTTGTAAACAATCACTTGTTGGACAGATCCTGTGCCAATGTTTACGGCTTCGTTATTTGGCAGGTAAATACCAGCAAAGTTGGCAACAGTAGTTGCGACGTTTATTCCGTCAATGAAAAACGCAATAATTCGAGAAGGCGCGTCGTAGTGAAATGACAACATTCGAGGCATCCCGACATCCCAACCTGAGATGTTGGTACTTGCGACTTTTGCGTTGCCGTGGGTCGGCTCGGTTATTTCCACGAAGTACTTGTTATTTGTGTTGTCGTAACCCATGCGGAAAGTGTGGTTAAAAACAAAGCCGTACAAGTACTGAGAGTTGCCACCTGCTGAAGCGTCAGGGATTGCCCAACACGAAACAGAGAAACTGCCCGGGTTGCTGTCAACCCCACCAAGCGCAGAAAAAGCAGCCTCAGACTCTGTGCCTGTTACAGAACTATTGACCAAGCCTGCAGCCAATTGGCCACCACTTGAAGCAACCGCTGTGGTTGCCATGTTCAACGGAACGCTGCCGTAGTCTTTAAGGGTTTGGTTGGCTGTGAACGGCCCCACAGGCTCGTCACACGGGTAGTAGTGACGTGGCAAGGTAGCGAGGATGTAGTCACGGCTCCAGTCCGCTGGGAGCGTCTCAGAGGCAAGGAAACCCAACGCGTCCATGCAAGAAAGGGTCACGGTGGAATCCCGTCCTGCGTCCGTCCACACAGGTGGCCATCCATCAACAAAACCACGAAACAGATTAAAAGTGCCGAAGGTTGTGACACCGCTTAAACGAATCTGACGGCGAGGCAACAACTTGCCGTAATACGGCCCAGCAGTATTGAAAGGGTCAAACCTTCGGTCACGGTTGTCAAGCACGACAACGGCGTTACCTGAGAAGGTGTCCCAATCGTCAGAGCGCCCACGGTCAATTGACATCTCACGCACATAACTCGTGACATCCGTCCACGTTGGCGACACCACATAAGGGCCGTCATCAAACGCAATCTCAACCTTAGGGGTAGGGAACGGCATCAGCGACCTGCACCGCTACGAATGCCATAACCGCCGTCGCTACGAGCACCGTCACGAAGAATGCGTCGAATCTCGCCAGCGACTGCTTTCGGATCAGTGACAGGGGAAACTTGCACGATGATGCTTCCCGGGTTTCGAGCTGCATAGGTGCTGGCTCCGAGACCCTGTGTGGCCGTCACGCCACGTTGGCGCTGAGACCGCAAAGTCATATCGGTGGTTTCGGCAAACCCTTGTCGAGTTCCAGCACTGAAAGAAAAGTCCGTGCTACCTGTGGCAATCAGTTCACCAAGAGGTTGGAAGGTTGCGAAGTTGTACAGGTTTTTAATTCGAGCAATGCTGTTAAACGCTCCAAGTAAAGCGTTAATTTGTTTACCGATTGCGTTGAGGTTTCCGTCTGTGTCGTACAACAGAAACTGCAGCTGGAACTTCAGTTCCTCGACACCGCCAGCGAAACCCTTCTTGCCGAAAGCGTCAGCAACCTTAATCGCGGACTCAGCAAGGGTTTGGATGTAAGGCAAAATGTAGAGACCAAGCGACTCTTTCAGTTCGTCCAGCGTGATGGACAGACGAGCCATCGTGCCCTCAAAAGTTGCAGCCTTCTCGTTAGCACCGCCAGCAAACTTTGCTGTCAACTCATCCTGAATAGTGCTGAACTTCTTAGCCTTCAGCTCTGCCTTGCTGTAACCAAGACCCAAACGACCAAGAGCAGAATTCTGACCCTCGCTCGCACGAGCCAAACCGTTAACCACAGCCTCCAACGGCTTGCCAGTCCGCCCCGAAATATCTAATGCCAGCGACAACAGTTTCTGAGCCTTGGTGACATCCTTCGTAGACCTGAGCAACCTATTTAGACCTGGACGAAGATCGTCATCCGCCACACCCGTGGCACGGGCAGTCACGTCGATGTAATCCTCAACGGCTGCAATCTGTGCGTCGGTTGCCTTGGTCGTCGATTTTAAAGTGCCAGCAAGTTGAACCTGTGCCAGTTGATCTGCGCGAGCCATCTGAGCAAAGTTCCACAAAGACTTAGCGCCAATGGCAGCTGCGACACCAACAGCTGCAAAACCAATCGCAGCAGCTTGACCCATCTTCTTCAAAACAAAAGCAGCCTTCTGAGCGTTGGTCTCAAGTTGCTTAAATTGCTTGATGGCTTTTTGGATGCCCTTGCCGTCAAACTGGCTAATGATTGGGATAGTTATCGCCATTAGATGTCCCTCTGTACTCGACGCATTAAGTCGTTAATTAACTTTGTCACATTCCGCACGACTTCTTCTTCGTGCTTCAAATAAGAACGCCACAAGAAACGCCCCGGCTGGCCGTAACGCTGCGACAAGTCCTGCACCATTTGCTTACCCTTAGCAGTAGGGACTTTTCCTTTGCCGGACATCTCAACAGTCAGCGCCGAAGGGCTAGTCCAGCGCACACCAAACGTGGCAAGGTTGCTCACATAGTTGCCGTACTGGCGAGGCTTCTTGCCCGACACGAATGGCTTAATGCTGCGATCATCTTTAGCGCCAGCCCACGGAAAAATGGGCTTGGTCTGCTTAGCACCTCGACCCTTCCACCTGTACGCCATACCTGACAGCGGAGCCTCATTGGGTGTCAAGCCTTGAGCCTCACGAACAATCGGGGAAACAATCTGTGCGTAATCTTTTGTGAGCTGACGACGAGCAACCTTGTCAATGCTGTTGAGTTTACGCAAAGCCTCTTTAACGCCTACCACTTCTAAAGATGTTGTATTGACGTATCGAGTCATTGCTGGGGCTTTTCGTGTGAGACCTTCAGCACCGTTTCCAATGCTTCAATGTCGAAGGGTATTTGTGGAGGCCAGAAACCAGTCGCCAGCAGGATTTCTGCTAGGACTCGGAGGTAACTGCCTCTTCCGTAGGGTTTGCGGTTTCCTCGTCTAACACTTCAATGCTGATAAGGCGCTTGACATAATCGTCAAAGACAGCCGGTACGGAATGGTTGATTTGCTGGCAACAGGTGTACGCCATAAATGCAAGGTCTTCCATACCAATGCCGTTTGCAAGATCTGAGACCTTGCGCTTGAACTTGCGTTCCCACGCCACCAAAACAAAAAGGTTTGTTTCAACGGTGTAGGTTCGCTCGGTTTCTTTGACTTCAAGTTTGAGTTTCATTTGTTTCTCCTAAATGATTGGGTTTAGATCAAGGTGCGGTTACGTCACGCACCCAAGTGCCTGAAGTGAAATTCGCTGTCACAGTGGCAATCTCGCCCACGGTCGAATTGATGGGGGTGAAGTCAGAGAGCATACAATTTGCAATGGTGTACTCAGGATTGCTGGCGGACTCGGTCGTGCCTGATGGCGAGATGACAAGAGTGGTGGTTCCAAGACCTACGCAAGAAGCAAGGATGGCCTCAACTTCGGTTGCGCCATAAGACAAGAAGAAGGTGATTGACACGTCAACTGATTGAAGACCTGGAGCCATGCGGTGTCCAGTGTCGCCGAACGCGGTAATTTCCAACGGGTCGTTACCGATGGTGATGGTGCACTGGTTGGCTTGGTCTGAGAGGTCAGTGGTGGTAGCACCCTGGGTCAAGTTGATTGTCGCGTTGGATAAAAATGTGGAAGTAGCCATTTTGGGCCTTTCTAGTTGCGCCGTACGGCTACGGCAACGGTTAAGTCGTAAGAAGGCAGGTCTTGCCCTCCTACTGATACGAGCCCCGGGCGTAAGTCCGTGACTGCGATTGGTGAGTTCATTATTTGGTCGGCAACTGTCATGAGGTAGTCGCCTGCGTCTTGGTTACCGGGGGGCGGTGCAAGGACGCTCAGGGTTAATCGAATGTCGCCCACGTTGTATGTAAACGCTGTGACCGTTGGCAGTTGAATTAGAACCGACATTGGCCGAGCGTTACGAGGGTCTGTGATGGGGACAAGGCTCAGCGCGGTGAGTTGTGTCTTTACTGCGTTTACAGCGTCAACAAGAATCCCCGATGCAGGCATTAGGCGACCTGTGCCCTGCCACAACCGAGAAGCTGCATAATGCGGTGGAGAGTGACAGGCATAGGCAAGTTGCCCATACCGTCAAAGCCACCGTATGCGTCACCGCTAGTTCCGCGTTCGCGGTACAGGGTTGCTGCATACATTGTCGTACCTAGTTCAACATCGGCGCTGGGGACAGTGCCTTGTTGATCGGTGTAGCCAGCCTCACGGCGTTTACGGAAGCACCAAGCGTTAGCAGCACTGACACACTTAGCCACGAAGGCCGTGTCGTTAGCGGTTGCCACGTCAATACCAAGCCACGCCAGCACAAGGGCTGAAGTAGTCCAAGTGATGGTCTCGGTAAACGTCAGGGTGCCAGAAAGCGCCTTGTACTCATCGTCATCGTTGTGACCCGTGTGGGCATACAAAACCTGATTGAGTTTCGGCACGTCATAGTTGAACTCGAGATAACCCTGCTGGTCTTTCCCGATGTACTCCCACTCTTCGACGCTGATAACGGTGAATGTCCCGTTGAACTTTGCGCCAGCGCCTGCGACAACGATGCTGTCACCGGGCTGAACCTCGGAAGGGGTCAGGGTCTGTACGGCTGACACATCATCAAAGTGAAAACCATGAGTGATTGTGTAAACAGACATACAGACCCTTTCCTAACTACCTAGTGATTAGGCGAAGGCTGCCTTGACAAACTTAGTGTTGTCAATCATCAGGGCCGCAAAGTACCCCCTCAGAGCCAGAGACCTTGACAAAGTAGATGGTGACTCCACAGTCATGGTGCCCTTTTGCTGCTCGAACAGCTCATAGCCAGTTGCGTCACCAATAATCATGGTTCCAGCTGCAAAGTTGCGGTCGACAACAACGGACAAACCAAAAGCGTTTCCGCCGTACTGGTTTACACCAAGGTCACCAACTGCGTTCATTGGGCCTACCTGTGGGAAGAGTGGACGCTTTGTGGTGTCGGACAATGAAAGAAGGCCTTCCCAAATGTCGGCGCTGACAAACAAGTGACCGGGAAGGTTGCCGTTTGAAGAGCTAAGAATTGTTGACGCTGCGCCACCAATCCAGCCCGTCCAGTATGAAGGATCAGCGAAGGATGCGTTTGCAAATGCGCGTGTAACTGATGCACCTGACACGAGGGTGTCTGCTGCGTAGTTGTCGGTTGCGTTTGCGTAGATACGGCCCATGTCGTCAAGAACTACCTGCAAGATTGAAGGATCTGTCCAGTCAATGTCGGCTTCGGAAATGTTTACATATCCACCGAAAATTTGCTTGGTGACCTGATTGTTGAAAACAACAAGTGTTCCAGCGGTTGGTGACTGCTCGCTAATCGAGGCACCAATGCTGACGTGCGTGGTGACTTCTGGACGAATAAACACTTTGCCACCGGCAGGCATGGCCTTTACGCCAACTGCGTCAACAACTGGACGGCGACCGATGAAGTTGTTGTAAACAGGCTGAACGATTGGGGTTGGCAAGATGCCGGGTGTGTCGGTTGTGACAATGTCGGGAGCAGCTGCGCGGAGTGCTTCTGACATTTGGTGCCATGCCGAACCGCCAGCGATAAATGCTGACATGTATTCAACTGCGGTTGGCAATTTTACTTCACGGCGAGCTGCAGCGAAGATTGGTGCTGTTGGAACGATTTCAGCCGAAGCCTCAACCGTTGGGGTATCTGTTGACATGGTTTCCTCCTCGGAAATGTCTTGGGGTTGGGGTTCGACAACTTCTTCTTCTGACTCTTCGTCAGGCTGGGAAGCAGCGATTTCTGTGATGACAGCATCGGGGAACGCTGGCATGGCGACAAGTGAGATCTCTGCTAGAGAAGCCTTAGAGACAACCATTGTCCCGTTCTTGTCGTACTTAAACTTAATTGGAATAGCGCCGACACTTACAGAGTCGTAAGCGCCAGCCTTCACAAGTTCGATGGCCTCATCGGAGGCGCGAGTCTTTGCAAACTTTGCTGTAAACAAAAGACCTTCTTCGGCTTCAACGAGTTCGGTGACAACACCACGCAACTGCGTCATGTCGTGACCCTCGAGAAGTTTTGGTGCCTTTGCGTTTACGTCAAAAGCGCCACGGCGAAACATGACCGATTCACCCGAGGACACTGTCGCTGGAGTGTCCCAAGGAACAGCCACGCCCGTGATGGTACGGGGGCTGTCCTCGCCAGCGGCAGCGTCCAAGGTGACTGGCACGGCTACAAACTCAATCTTCACAATTCGTCATCCGTTTCATTGTTAGGCATGCCACTAGGGCTTTCCGATCCTTCGTAGTCCTCGATGTCAAACTCGACATAGCGGTTACGGGGGAGAACTTGTGCGCTGGAAAGGGTCTGCTCAATAGCGTCCATGTAGATGCGAGCGCCGAAAAGGTAGAGATCCTGACGCGCTTGCTGTGCGTTTTGGTAAGTCATGCTTGCGCCCTCAGTCGGTGCGCTCACGAGGTAAGCAGGCACGGAACACAGACGAGCCATCTCAAGCGACTGGTACTTGCGCTGATCCGCAATTACCTCTTGAGGGTTCTGTGCAAACTCACGAAACTGAACTTGACGCGACAGTGCACCGATGGCGTTCTGCTTACGAGCTGCAGCCCACGCCGAAGCGAGGGAACCAAGGTCATCGCCTGACATGTCCTCGCCATCAATTTGTTGCAGATAGCCCGGAACTGTTTCAAGGCTGGCATAGCGGTCGGCTGCCATATTTAAGAAGATGTTTGTGTTAATGGCTTGAGCGCCAATCTTCAAGATGCCCTCAATGGGGCTCAAGAACTGGATCACATTGTTTACGTCAAGAGGTTGACCGTTGAACTCCAGCTCAGAAGACGGCCCGAAATACTGAGGGATACCTGTCTGCTCGGTGCTTGAGATGTTTGCAGCTGGGAGCCATGTAAACGAAGCAGGCAACCCGGTCGAGTAGCGCGTGGTGACATAGGCGTATGCAGCACCATAGAAGAACATGTCCGAGAAGATGTTTACGAAGAAGAACGAGCGCGAGACCTTGGGGTCTGGGGTTTCCATCCACGGCTCAAGAGGCAGATAAACCTCGTCATAGTCGGAGCCGTTCCACTGCTTTGAGTAGTGCTTTAGGCCGACAGATCCGATGATGCCTGCGAGCAGGTCACGGGAACGAGAGACCGTGGGAATGCTAAGCGCACGAACCTCAGCGGAACCAGTGGTGTAGTTGATGAAGTTGCCGATATAGGACGCGCCTGCAGCCGCCTGCACAGGTGCAGAGGCGAAGTTAGCGCTCTCGGTCTTGCGTGAGAAAATACCCATCTCCTCGGAGTCTTACACAAGGTTGTTGCAAATGCAACTATCTTGATGAACCCATTGTCGGTTTATTTCCGTGTCCGGGTCTCGACACCATTGCAGCTGCAACGATGAGACAACGGCAAGCCTCGATGGGCCCGGGTGATCGTTGGCTGGAAATTGACAATGCCCCACCCTGTCCCCGAATTAGGCAAGCCCTGTTTACATGCTCCGACAAGAGAATTTCGCCCGTGTGTTTTACTCGGTCTTCGTTGATAAGACCCTTGACGGTGGACGTGTATTTGTTTATTTCTCCGTAGCCCCATTGCACCGTTCTGCGGTGATACTTCTCTGGCGTGTGAATAAACAGAGACGGCGTAATAGCCAGCTGTGTTTTTGGTTCACGCTCAAGAGACGCTGTGATCTGCTCCCACATTTCAGCAATGGACTCGGTCTGAAACTCAACACTGGCGACAATGTCACCGTCCGTATTTTTGCGACACCACACCCCGACATATTTTGAGTCGTCCACGGCAGAATCCACCGCCAGCACCGAAGTCGTGCCGTCCCACTCAATGTTTTCTGTAAACCGTTTCGCCCACTGCCCCGGCGGTAGCCACGAGGATGCAGCACTCACCCACATGTTGCAGTGAGCGCGAAGCCACTGAGATCGGTCAGGGCTGGAATGTGCAGCGCGTAAACTTTTCAACGTCACGGTGCGAGGCATCGAAGGATTGGCATAGCCCCAATACCGTTCGTCATCAGGTGACACCGACTCAGGCACAGACCACTCAGCCATGTACAACTCGCCTGGCTCGCCCTTGTCAATCTGCCCAATGGCCTGCTCCCTCAGTTTCTTCATCACCGTGCTCGACTCATCGCCAGCGGTTGACACCAAAAGTGAAAGCCCCGACTTCACCGCAATCTGTGCAGGCTTCAAAGCGCCGAAATATGCAGCCTCCGTGATGGCCCACAACTCGTCAACAATCAGAATGTCCACGCCACTAATGCCGTGCTTCTTCCCTGTCGCAGCCTTGACTAAATACTCAGACCCGTCCACCATCTTGACGCGGTGACGACCATACGCCCACGTCACTTTGCACAACCCCGACTCTTCCCACAGCTCGAAGAGATCACGCAAGTCCTCAAAGACCTCAGTTGCTAAAGACAATTCGTGAGCCGTCGAGACAACCTTGACGGGTCTGCCCCAAATGCGAGGCAACTCGAGAAGGCAAAAGCCCACCACCGCCGAAAGCATAAAGGTCTTGCCCTGCTGGCGAGCACAAAACGCCATTGCGCTCGAATGCGTAAACGAATGGTCAGGATCATGCTCAAAAGCACCGGTCAACACGTTCACTTGCCACGGAAACAAATGACGGTTGAGATGCGCAGCTGCAAAGTCTGCAATGAGAGGCCCATAAGACTCGTACCCAATAGTGGGCGTTTCCAGCCGTGGCGTGTCCGAGCCAACGCCAGCCGTTAACGGCGGTAACAACCTGTCTTGAGCTGAGTCATGACTGTTTTGGGAGATACGCGAGAA